GCAACTTTCACAACAAGTAATGTCTTCATTGATAATCAACTTTTTGTAGGTGGACTTCAGGTAACTGGTTCTCAAACAGTTATTGGTGATGATATTACAACCAGAAACTTCAAAGCAACTGGTGTATCAACCTTCGTAGGTGCAGTCACATTTGAAGGTGGTACAATTACTCTTGGTGATGCAACGACTGATAATGTTGTTTTCACCGCAGATGTAAACTCAAATATCACACCAAACACTGATGCAACTTTTGATTTTGGTAATGGTTCTCAGAGATGGAGAAATGGTAGTTTCTCTGGTATTGTAACTGCCACAACATTTAGTGGTGATCTTGCTCTTGCAAATATCACTGGTCTTGGCGCAAACGTCTCTACATTCCTTGCAACTCCTTCATCAGCAAACCTTGCATCTGCAGTTACCGACGAAACTGGTACTGGAGCACTTGTATTCGCTAATACTCCAACACTGGTAACTCCTGTTCTTGGAACTCCTACATCAGGCACTCTTACTAACTGTACTGGTCTTCCAATCTCAACTGGTGTTTCTGGTCTTGCTGCTAACATTGCAACATTCCTCGCAACTCCTTCATCAGCAAACTTAGTTGCTGCACTGACTGACGAAACTGGAAGCGGCGCATTAGTCTTTGCAACCTCACCAACTCTGGTAACTCCAGTTTTGGGAAATGCAAGTGCTTCAAGTCTTAATATCTCTGGTATCACAACTACTGGTACTTTAGTTCTTAACGGAACTCCTGGTGTTGCAATTACTGCAATTTCTTCAAGCACAACACTTGCAGAAAACAGCAATGCATATCTACCAACACAAGCAGCAGTTAAGGCATATATTGATGCAATTGATGTAGATGATGATCTTGGAATTGCTGGTGATAGTGGTACAGGAACAATTAACCTAGACTCACAATCACTCACTGTTGCTGGTACTGCAGGAGAGATTGAAACATCAGCATCAGGTCAAACAATCACCGTTGGACTACCTGATACTGTTATCGTTGGCACTGCATTAAGTGCTCCAACACTAAAAACTGCAACTCTACAGCACAGAAACGGCACACAGGCTGCAACAATTGATACCTCAGGTAACATCACTGCGTCCCAGAACCTGACGATTACTGGAAATCTTTACGTTAATGGCTCCACAACTCAAGTCAATACTGCTGAAATTACAGTAGAAGACAGAACTATAGAACTTGGTGTTGTTGATGGTTCTGCTCCATCTTCTACAACCACCTGGGACCTTGGTGTTCTCTTCAACTACTACGATGGTTCTGCAAAGAAATCAGCACTCGTCTGGGAGCAAGGTGATGCAAGATTTAAGTTAGGTTCAGTAGTCACTGATGGTGGTGGAACTGGTTCAACTAATCCACAAATCACTTTCTCAACTTTTGCGGCACTTGAAATTGGTTCACTCTGGATCAATGATTGTGCAGGACAATCACAAGTTATTTCTTGCTCTGCTGGAGTAAGAAAATTAGAAAATATCACAATTGACGGTGGTTCTTTCTAAGATTAAACCGATAATCTAAATAGAGGGAGTTCATATCTCCCTCTATTTTTATGTCTGAAGATGATTTAAAATCGGTTCTTGCAAAATATCAACAAAAAGCATTTGAATTATACAATCAAAATATTGTATTAGAAACTCAAGTTGAAAAACTCAATGCTATTGTAAATTCTTTAAATCAAGAAATTGAAAGGTTAAAACGAACAAAAAAAAGTTTAAAGCAGGAAGAAGATTTTGCATAAATAATAAAAACACCGGATATATATTCGGTTCTTATGGTATATACCGACAATGAGAGGATTGAATGTCTGACCCTATAATTAGGATTAAACGATCTTCTGTTCCCGGAAAGCAACCGACAGTAAATGATTTGCTTTTGGGGGAACTTGGTCTCAATACTTATGATGCAGAACTTTATATTCAAAGGAACCGTGCAGGTATTGGTTCCGATGTTGTAAGAGTTAGTTCTGGAACCACTGTTACAAATATTTTTTATGTCACACCAGACGGAATCGACACCAATACAGGAAGAAAACTTGGAGACGCAAAAAGAACAATTGGAGCAGCACTCACAGAAGCAACAGCAGGATCAGTTGTTAAAGTTTCTGCTGGAACTTATATAGAAAATAACCCAGTATCAATTCCAGCACAAGTTTCTATTGTAGGTGAAAGTTTGAGAGAAGTTTCTGTTCAGTGTCAAAATCCAGGAAATCTTTTTCACGTTAGTAATGGTAATTACATTGCTGAAATGTCTTTTACTGGAGTTGCTAATACTGGTGGAGCAATATTTGCATTCAATCCATCAGGTGCTGGTGTAATTAATCAATCACCATATATTCAAAATTGCACTAATTTCATACCAAACAGCATTGGTATGAAAGTAGATGGAAACCATGCTTCAGGTGATACTAAAAGTATGGTTTTGGACTCTTATACTCAGTACAATCCAAGTGGTATTGGAGTTTCAATCACAAATGAGGGATATGCACAATTAGTTTCTCTATTCACTATCTGCTGCGATACTGCAATTTATTGTGGATCTGGGGGTGCTTGTGATTTAACTAATAGTAACTCATCTTTTGGCAACTATGGATTGGTTGCTGATGGTGTAAGTCAAATTAAATATACAGGAATTATTACTTCTATAGCAGAAGCTGGGGCAACAACTTTTACAATTTCTGGTGTTGGAACAAATAGACCATATGATGGTCAAGTAGTTTACTTTGATCAACTTTATTATGAAATTGATTCTGTAACAGTGAGTGCTGGGGGAACTGGTTATACAAATCAACCAACAGTTACAGTTAGTGACCCACCAACTTCTTGGGGAATACCAGCTCAAGTAGTTGCAACAGTAGAAAATGGATCTGTTTCTGAATTGACGATTGTTTCTAATGGAAGAGGATACACTTCAGCACCAACAATAACAATTGCTGCACCTGATGTTGGAATTAATACAGCAACTGCTTCTATAACATTAAAACCAAAATACTACTCTATTGAAAGTGCAACAGCACCTTCATCTGGAATTTCAACAATTACAATTAATGAACAACTTCCATATGCTGTTGGCGTAGGAACTACTGTTCCAATTTTTAGGCAAAGTAGAATTCTTGCCTCTGGACATTCTTTTGAATACATTGGATCTGGAGCAGAAATTGCAACTGCTCTTCCTCAAACTGGAGGAATTGCTATTCAAGAAAATGAAGTTGATGCTCGTAATGGTGGATTAGTTGTTTACACTAGTACAGATCAATCAGGTAATTTCAGAATTGGTGATGGTGTTGTAATTAGTCAACAAACAGGAACTATCTCTGGAAACTTTTATTCCAAAAGTTTATTCGCAAATGTTACACCATTCATTCTCGCACTAGGAGGTTAATATAAATGGCACTAGCACTTAATGTATATAAAACTATTACTTCAGTTGCTTCAACAAGTTCAGTTGGCATCTATACAGCACCAGTCGGATATGCCGGAGTTGTTCTTTTGGCTCAAGTAGCAAACATTGGATCACAAACACATACTGTTACAGTTTCTCATCAAAGATCTGTTTCTGGTATTGCTGTTACTACAGAAATAGTTAAAGATTATACAGTACCGGCAAATGATTCTGTAAGTGTTTTAGATGGAAGATTAATTATGGAGTCGAATGATGTTCTAGTTCTATCTGCTAATAATGCAACCAACTTGAAATTTATTGGAAGTATTTTGGAGACACTGAAGTAATATGGCAAAACTTCTAAGTGGAAGAGTAAAAACATTTAATGTAGGAATAACCTCTTATACAGAGAGTAATATTTCTCTGCGTGTTATTGGAATAACTTCCACAAGAAGTTTAACGGTTACAAATTCAGCATCTATTAATGGATTAACTTATCCAACGTCTGACGGAAGTGCCAATCAAATAATAAAAACTGACGGAAGTGGAAATTTATCTTTTGTATCAGTTTCATCTCTAACAGGATTTGATTGGGAGGCAGACACTGATTTAGGATTAATTACTGATGCAGTAACTTTAACAAGTGATTCCGGATTAATAACTGATAGTGTTGACAGTTCTTATGATCTTGGATTACTTGTAACATCAGGAATTTTATATCCAGATCAATTTGTACTTCCCTCATTTACAATTTCTACATTGCCAGGTGCAAATCCAGCAGGACAAATGCTATTTGTCACAGATGAAACAGGAGGTTCCATTCCAGCTTTCTCCGATGGAACAAACTGGAGAAGAATTACAGACGCTCAAATTGTATCTTAAACAAATTAAAGGAGAAAGTAAATGGCAACACAAGTTCAATTTAGAAGAGGAACATCAGCACAACATAATGCTTTTACTGGTGCAACTGCAGAACTGACAGTAAACACAACTAATAAATCAGTTCATGTTCATGATGGAACAACTCAAGGTGGTTTTGAAGTTGCTCGTGCAGATTTAAGTAATGCGAGTGGACTATCACTTGCTGGACTTACTACAGTAGCAAACCTAAAAGTTTCAAATGACCTCTATGTTTCTGGAGTATCAACTTTTGTTGGGGCAGTAACATTTCAGGGCGGAACTATAACCTTAGGTGATGCCAATACTGATAATGTTGTTTTTACCGCAGATGTAAACTCAAATATTATTCCAAATACTGATGCAACTTATGATTTTGGTTCAAGTTCTCAAAGATGGAGAAATGCAATTTTCTCCGGTGTTGTCACTGCTACTACATTTGTTGGTGCTGTAACTGGTAATGTAACTGGTAATGTAACTGGTAATGTAACTGGTAATGTAACTGGTAATGCAACGGGTCTTTCTGGAACTCCTAACATTACCGTTGGGACTATAGGTGCTACAAGTCTAAATGCCTCTGGTATTGTTACAGCATCATCATTCAGTGGAGCTGGCACAGGTCTTACGAGTATTCCTGCTGGACAACTCACGGGAGCACTTCCTGCTCTTGATGGTTCCGCACTTCAAAATATTACTGCAGGGCAGATATCTGGAAGTGGTATTGTAATCAAAGACGAAGGCACAACTGTCGGGACAGCAACAACAATTAACTTTGTTGGTGATGGTATATCTGCCACTTTTGCCTCTAGTGTTGCAACTGTAACATCTAATGCAACAAATGCAAATACTGCTTCTACATTAGTTTTCAGAGATAGTTCAGGAAATTTCATTGCTGGTGTTATTACAGCCACAACATTTTCAGGTGCTCAGTTTGAAACTGGTGCTTCTGGACAAGCAATTGGTATTAATACCAATACGATTTCTGGTCCTGCAACCATTACTCTTGATCCTGCTGGCGTTGGCGACAATACTGGTTTAGTTATAATTAAAGGTGATTTACAGATTGATGGTACAACCACAACTGTAAACTCAACCACAGTTACCGTAGATGATAAGAATATTCTTCTTGCATCTGGTGCTGCTAACGATGCTGCTGCTGATGGTGGCGGTATTACCGTTGAGTCTGGAGATGGTAACAAGACTTGGAGTTGGGTAGATTCTACTGATTCATGGACTTCATCTGAGCATATTGATCTTGCTTCAGGTAAAGTTTATAAAATCAACGGAACTCAAGTTTTAAGTTCCACAACTCTTGGAAGTGGAGTTGTTAATTCTTCACTCACTTCTGTTGGAACACTAACCCAACTGAACGTTGGCAACGTTAACTCAACTGGTATCGTAACAGCATCTAGTTTTGATGGATATCAAACACTTGTAGGGACGGCGAGTTCTACTACAAAAACTTTTACGGTCACAGTCGCATCAAAAACATCTAATCATAGGTATTTTGGAACTGGTTCTGGATATGCATATTTTATTGATGGTGTAGAATCTCCCTTTATAACATTACTTCCAGGAAAAACCTATCGCTTTGATCAAGCAGACGGTACTAATGATTCTCATCCACTTCGTTTTTACCTGGAAGCAAATAGAACAACTCAATACACTACTAATGTAATAACAAACGGAACTGCTGGTATTGCTGGTGCATATACTGAAATCACTATCGTAGATACCACACCGATTGTTCTACATTATCAGTGCTCTAATCATCCTGGTATGGGTAATGCAGTATCTAATGATTCTAACTTTATTGATACTCCCTACCAAATCACTGCTAGATCTGGAGTTAATGTCACTGGAGTAGTTACAGCAACTGATTTTAATTCAACTTCTGATATTAGTCTAAAAGATAATATTAGACCTATTGACAATTCAGCACAAATTATCAATGGTCTTGAAGGTGTCCGATTTGTCTGGAAAGCAGATGGAAAAGAAAGCATTGGTGTGATTGCACAAGAGATTGAAAAAACTTTACCAGAACTTGTAAGTAATGGTGATATCAAAACTGTTAATTATAATGGATTAATTGGTGTTCTCATTGAGGCTGTAAAGGATCAACAAAAGCAAATAAATGAATTAAAAATAGAACTTCAAGATTTTAAAAAATTTAAAGGAGAGTTGAAATGACATTGCGATATGGTTTGGGAAACTCTGTTGCAATATCAACTCATATTGGGTATGATGGGGAGATTGGTGTCAACACTACAACTAAAACTATCCACGTTTTTGATGGAATAACAGAAGGAGGAACTCCTTTAGCCAAATTATCCGAATCTGGAGGTGGTGGAGGAGGATCGCAATGGGTATCAACTACGACTGGAATACATACGATTTCCAATGTAGGAATAGGAACCACCACACCAAGATTTAATTTGGAAGTTGGATCTGTTGGATCGTCAGGAACTTCACTTCATGTCAATGGGGATACACGTATTACTGGTATTCTTACAATAGGAACGAGTTCGATTACACTTAATGGAACTAGTAACCAAATCAATGTAGGAACAGCAGTTACGGTTAACTCTTCTGGTGTAACAGTAACAGGAGTTATTACTGCAACTTCTTTTGTTGGCAATTTAACAGGTACAGCAACAACGGCAACTACTGTTGATATTACAAATACTAATGGATTAACCACAATCTATTACCCGACATTTGTTGAGAATAGAACTGATGGACAAATCCTTAGAGGAGATGTTGATCTAACTTATAGAACAGATACTAATACATTAACAGTACCAAATATTAGCGCAACAACTTTTACTGGTGCTCTGACAGGTAATGTAACAGGTAATGTTACTGGAAATGCAACAGGTCTTTCTGGAACTCCTAACATTACCGTTGGGACTATAGATGCTACAAGTCTAAATGTTTCTGGTGTTTCTACTTTTGCTGGTATTACAACAGTCACTGGGACGACACTATTTGTTAAACAACTGAATGTTTCTGGTGTAGTAACCGCATCATCGTTCAGTGGATCTGCATCAGGTCTTACAGGTATTCCTGCGGGACAACTTACAGGAACACTTCCTGCTCTTGATGGTAGTGCTCTAACAGGTATTGTGGCTTCTGATTCGGGTGTTATCGTTAGGGATAGTGGGGCACTAGTTGGAACTGCAGCAACCATAGACTTTGGAGATAACTTAACGGTATCTACCATCTCTGCTGGTATTGTTACTATTACTAGTAGTATTGCAGGAATTAATACATCAGGAACTTCTACATTCAATAATCTAAATGTAACTGGTGTTTCAACTCTTGGTAATACTATTGTTGGTGGTGCAACAACACAACTGGTTGTCAATGGGGATACACGTATTACTGGTATTCTTACAATAGGAACGAGTTCGATTACACTTAATGGAACTAGTAACCAAATCAATGTAGGAACAGCAGTTACGGTTAACTCTTCTGGTGTAACAGTAACAGGAGTTATTACTGCAACTGGTGGTATGCAGGCGATTGGTATTTTCTCTGGTGGCACTGCGGTTCACACTGGTGTCATAACCGCCCTAAACTTTGTCGGAACTGGAAATACCTTTCTCGTTCATAATAATAGAGTCGATATTAGTATTTCTGGTGGTGGTGGCGCATCAATTGTTTATGACGCCACAGTATTTGCTTACAAGAATGTGATTGACTCTAATATTGATCTTGATCTTCCACACAAGACTGCCGTGATTTATGCTGATCCAGATGTGACTGTTGATATTGAATCTGGTTCAACATTAAGTGTTGGTAATGGAGTATTTTTCAGTATCATAGATATATGACAATTCCAGTTCAGTTAGGTTTTGTTGACAACACTTTTCGTGATACTCAAAAGAATGTGGTAGAATCTAATATTGATATTGAACCACCATATAAAACTTCTTTTATACTTCACGATCCAGATACCACAGTGGATATTGAAACAGGATCTACATTAAGTATTGGTGATGGATGTATCCTTATCATAGAAGAAAACTAATCTAAATAACTAAAAAGAAAATTCAAGATGTCAACATTAAGAGTAGACAATATTAAATCAAGGACTGGATCGGTTGTAACGATTCCAGAGACTAATACTCTTGCGGTGACAGGCATTGTTTCTGTTACAAGCACTGGTAGTATTACAAATGCTGGTAATCTGACTAACTCGGGAACTTTAACGAACTCTGGAAATGTAAATATTACTGGTGGTATTACAACAGTTGGTGGTGCCGCAACAATTAGTGGGAATGTTTTTATTTCTGGTATTACAACAATTTCTGGTAATCTTGTAAACACCGGAACATTTACACACTCTGGAACTTTTTCACCGACTGATATTAACGCACCTGGTATTATAACCGCTATTGGTGGATTTAATATTGGTATTCAGTCTGGTGGATTAAATGTAACCACAGGTGTAGTAACATCAATTAATTTTGTTGGATCTGGTAATAGTATTTCTTATAATTCTGGAACAAAAACAGTCAATGTCTCCATCAGCGGCGGTGGCGGTGGAACAATATTGGAACTTGGAACTGGTAGAACTGGTGCTGCAACTGGTGATTCAGGAATTATTATTGAGAGAGGAACTGATATAAATGCATTTATAGGTTATGATGAATCTGCTGATCAAGCAGTATTCAAATACACCACTGCGACTGGTTCTTCAACAGGCGATTTAACCTTCTCCTCAGATGTCCCTGTTGGTATAGGAACTTTAACAGCAGAAAGATTAAATACCAAAGAACTTGTTGAAAGAGCAAATATAACCAACACCGTATTAACTGGAACTATTAGCTTAGACTTAGATACAAATACAACACATTATTTTACCGCAAACGCAAGTGCAAACTGGACTTTTAACTTTAGAGGAACATCAAGTCTGTCTTTAAATAATTTGTTAAGCGTAGGTGATGCAATTACTTGCACAGTTTTATCAACTCAAGGTGCAACTGCATATTATAATAATGGATGGCAAATTGATGGATCGGCAGTTACTCCAAAATGGTTAGGTGGATATGGTGCTCCTAATACTGGACATGCGAACTCTGTTGATTATTACTCTTTTACAATATTTAAAACCGCAAACGCAACATTTACTGTATTTGCGAATCAGTCTATTTATTCATAATAGTTGGGAGATTACAAGAAATGCCTATTTTAGCATCTTTTGCTGCAGGAGCATTTGAAAATACAAAACCAGCTTGGGAAAGATCAAGAATTATCACTCATGGATATGTAGCTGGTGGTTATAAAGACAGCAGTCCCTGGTCAAACATAAACAGAACTGTTCATTCAACAGATACAACAACCAATCTTGGTGATGTGATGACAAGTCCTGCAGCATATTGTGATGGTGCAAATGGTGACCGATATTTTTATGTTTGGGGAATCATCGCAGCCTTTATGGGATCTTCAGCCGATGCTTGGTCTTGGAATATGAATACTTCTGCAAGTAGGGGCACGAATGCTAGTTGGAATATGAGTGTTTCTAGAAATGATTTGGGTACTATGGTTGATTATGAACATGCGGGTGCAAAGACTTATATCGTTGGTGGCGCTAATGCAAGAACAGATCGATTTAACATGATTACAGAATCTATGTCCACATCTTCATTCCCTCCAGATTCTGGAAACGGTGGCACTGATTATGCAGCAACAGCAGAGGGAAAACTTCGTGGATGGTTTAAAAGTGCTTCAGCAGCACAATCGTTCGCTTGGGCAACAGAAACTTATTCTTCTTGGACAACTGCTCCAGCGACTGATGGGTGGGGCAAAGCTGTAAGTAGTTACAAAGGAAGATTTTATATGAAAAATGGTGGAAATCTGAACTCAACTTTAGTTAAGTGTAATGATGATACTGGTGTTCATATTAGTTCTTTTGCTGTTCAGGATGCGGGAGAGGAAAATTATCAAATGGGTAATAATAAAGGATATTGTTTAGGGCATTATAATGGTCAACAAAACAATAATACATATAAGGTAAATTATGATGCTGATAGTTATACTACATTAGGAGCAACTGCAGAGCCAAAAGGACATGCTGGAATGTCTTCTGCTGCGCTAGCATCTGCTTATGTTCATAACAATGCCTCATACGGTACATCAATTCCTACATTTTAAACTATGAAATACGATCATTTAACTTTTTTTATTGCTGATTTAGATGATATCCCTGAAGTATTGAGATCAGGGAATACTTTAGAATTTATTTTTAGTACAGTTAAATATGCTGTCATAGGTGTTTTACCTGAAATTTATGATGAGTATATTAAGGATTATGTATTTCATAAAGCAATCACAAGAGATTTGGCAATTAAAGGCAAACACTGGTGGGGAGACATTAGAGTTGAAAAAAGTGCGTATGATACTGTCGATGGCATAACTGTAAAGAAAAAAGTTCAAGTTAGTGAAGAGACAATATCTTATGTTGTAGAATTAATGAAAACAATTGCAAAAATGATCGTTGAATATGAAATGTCTCAAACTTCTTACAGTGTAGTTGTAGATCAAGTTGAAAAAGTTATATCTTCAAACCCTTCTTACAATAGAGAATTGTTGCAAAAAATTGAAGAATGTGCTACAATTAGAGAGCTAAATATCATTTACGAAGACTATCTTGGTTGCGAAATGCCAAGTCATCAAGCAAACGAATTGGGATTGTATGACGAAGAAAGAAAAAGAATTTTTGAAGAATACAAAGTCAAACCATCATTCTTATGATGAGTTTGATACTTTTTTAATTGAAAAAACAAAAACCCACCCATTTCCACAAACACAGTTTCAATGTGATTACTTTGTTTCTGGATCTCACCCAACTTTATACAGACAAGTAAGACAAACTTTACTTGAGATTAATACAAGAAAGCATTCTTTAGATAAACTTATAATTTCTAAAAGAAAGCTTGAAGTTGAAATGAAAAGACAGCAAGATAAAATTTCAAATTGTGAAGATTTATATGATAAGCAAATTTTAGAGATCGAACTTGATGATATGAAAATTGATATGGGTGTTTATGAAAAAAAGATAGAACAGGCACATATTGAAATGAGATACTTTTTAGATTTTGTAAAAGGTGTTTGTGAAAAAGAAGAAGATACTCAAAAGTTTTTTGATTTAGATGCAGAGGAAGAAAAAAAATATTGGATTGCTCGTATGGCAAAACAATCCTCTGTTGATTTAATTTCTAGTGGAAGACTTGGATCTGGAAACATTGATTCTATTTTGATGATGTCCGAAGAAGATCAAGTTGCCACTCTTCAACTTGCATTAAACTATGCTGGTGCTATCGGAGCAGGTGTAGAAAATCTCAAATTAAATGCAGAAAAAGAAATTAAATTTTTAGGTGAAGGACTTCCTAATCAAAAATATCTAGAAGAAAGCGTAGAAGAAAAAGACATTTAATTTTTGTAATATGTTAATTGAAAAAAATGTATGGCCCTTGTTCAGTTCACCGGTTTATACTGCAAATGCAAATGGATATGTGAATAAAATTTTAGATTTTGATAATCTTGACAAAACTCAATATAATATTTTTGAAAAGACAAACAATATGCTTTCAAAAAATCAAAATATTTTGTTAGATTTGGAGTTTTCTGCGATTAAAAACCATGTTAATTCAGCAATGAATGATTATTTTTATAATGTTTTATCGATTGATAAGTCTGTAAAGTTAAAATTAACTAATTCTTGGATCGTAATAGGGTATCCTCACTCAGTAACACCAAAACACATACATCAGAACTCAATTTTTAGTGGTGTTTTTTATATTAAGTCTGAAAGAAATGCAGGAGATTTAATTCTGTCTACACCACTTTCTTCAACAACCTTTTTACCACCATCAATATCACCCACAATAAATCAAAATAATATTTTTAATACAAAGTTATGGGCAATTTCTCCAAAAAATAATGACATAATTATTTTTCCAAGTCATGTATATCATGAAGTTTCAGAAAATCTCTCCAATCAAATTCGTTGCTGTATAGCATTTAATTATTATACTGTTGGTGCTATAAGTGATGATCTTACTGAAGTTTTAACATTAGAATAATGAGAAAAGTATTCAGTCTACCAATTAATCCTAAACTTGATCCTGAGTTTATTAAAACAAAATTTTTGAGTTTTTTAAAAAGAAACAAAGACTATATTTTTGATTTATACTTTACTTGTAGAATGCCGCCTTTTATTCAAGATGCAATGGGTGATGTTTTTGTATCTGAAGATATTGAAAGAATTGTCATTGAAATGGCATTGTGGTTAGGCGAAGAGAGTGGAATACCTTTATCTGCAACATTTAATAACTTATATGTAAGACCAGATCAAAAAAATCTAGATTTATTCATTAAAAATTATAAATTTTTATATGATTCTGGAATTAAAATTGTAACTCTTCCACATACTTCTTGGTTGTTGACCGGACAAATTCAAAAAGAGTTTCCAGATCTTTATATCAAGAACACCATTCTTCGTGAAGTTACTAAACCAAATGAGATAGTATCTCTCGCAAAAGCGGGGTTTCATTATATAAATCTTGATAGAGATTTGATGCGTGATAAAGATCAACTAATTCTTATAAAAGAAGCAAAAGATTATTGCCAATCAATAGAAAAACCAATCAAACTTTCTTTATTAGCAAATGAAGGATGTTGGGGTGGTTGTCCTATCATGACTGAACACTATCATTACAATAATACAAGAATGTCGAGAGATCCTCAATATTTTAATGATACAATAAGTAGAGTTTCTTGTTCTAAATGGGATGCGATGGATGGAGCAGCTGCTCTTAAAGCAGCAAATCTTCCTCCATGGAAAAAGGATTGGCAAGAGTTTTTAGAACTCGGTATTGATGTCTTTAAAATGCACGGAAGAGAAAGTGCAACTCGTTTAAAAGAATCTATGGACATCATAGATCGATGGGTTGATGATGAAGAACTTCTTTTTCCTCAGTTTAATGATTATATTGAGGATATGACATTAGAAGAAAAACCTATTAATATTTGGAGAGAAAAAATTAAAACTTGTAAGTTTGATTGTTGGAAATGTCAATATTGTGATTCAGTTTATGAATCAAGAATGAAAAGAAAAAATATTCAATCAAATTCAAAAATTCAACTTATTCTGGAGGCAATTGATGGGGCAGAGAGAAAAGAAAGTAACTACATTGGGATTGATATTGATGGATTAACTTCGGAAACAGTTAAACATTTTTTGAATAATTTATGTTCTTCATCCGATATTAAATATCTTGAACTTGGGTGTTATGCAGGAGCCACTTTTTATTCAGCATTACAGAATAATTCAGCAAAAGGATATGCAGTAGATAACTTTAAAAGTAATATCTCTCCTTTTAGAGATGATATTGTTTTCTGTGGATATAAAAATCCAAAAGATAAGTTTTTGGAATATTCTTCCGAAAATGCATTTTTGATTGAAGGTGATATTTTAGACATATCAGTTCCTGAAAAATGTAATGTTGTTTTTTATGATGCTGACAATGATCCAAAATTACAATATAAAAATCTTGCTCACATTTATAATTTTTGTGAGGATGAATTTATTCTGATTGTTGATGATGCCAATTTTCAAGGAGTTGTTGAGACAACAGAATATTTTGTTCATAAAAAGAAACTAAAAGTTCTTTTTGAAAGAAAGATCTTGACATCTTTCCCAGAAGATGTGGAATGCTGGTGGAATGGAATTTATATATTATTACTAAAGAAATAATCGATTTAGTTATGGATATTTGGGAGAAACTTTTTTCTCCCTTTGGTAAGACTGGCGAACTTTACTATCATCAGATTTTCTTTCATTATGTGTTGCAAGACGGGCAGAGGGCACATTGCTATATGGATAGGTCCCGTTAGAGATAAATACTAATACCTGATTGGGTTGCACTTTTCAGGAAGGAGGGTGGAAGTCCCTACCCGCTCCAGCAGAGGAGTAATAAATATTTGTTTCTTGAATGGTGGAGTTTAGTTTATTGGGGTGTAGGAATGAAAATGGAGACCCTCATCCATCTCCATATAAACATTATAGTTGCATCTGTTACTTAAATGAAAATTACTCTGGTGGAGAAAAATATGTTTCCCCTTAAATGAAAACTTTTAAGCAATTTCAAGAAGAGTGGACGAATAAATATAAAAAGAGTATTGATTGTTCAAATCCAAAAGGATTTTCTCAACGTGCTCACTGCGCGGGAAGAAAAAAAAGAGCAAAAGGTGAAAGCACTA